ATATTATCTAATAATCCTTTTATTTCTGCTGGCGTAACTGTAAATATTGATTTATCGACTCAGCATAATGAATCGAATGATCCGTCGATTTCCGCAGGCGCATCTCAAACCGTTGATTTGACAGGTGTTATACTTGAGTCATACGACCCGGATATTTCAACGACCGTAATAACCCAGGTACTACCTACGCCTTCGGATGTTACAGTAGCATCATATGACCCTGCTATAAGCTCAGGCGCTTCTGCTTCACCGAATATAGCTTTAACAGATATTGCAGCAAATGATCCACAGATTGCTGCAGGCGTTAATCTAACTGTAACAATCTCAGACGTAGCAATGCGATCTGAGAATCCATTTGTAGGTGTTTCAACGATTGTTGGTGTTGACGCATCTCGTGTCAATGTAGCATCGAATGATCCGCTTGTTAATGCTGGCTCATCCGTATTTCCAAGCGCTGGTTACGAAAACGTTGTATCGATCAATCCCGGAATCGTTACAGGCGCATCGAAAACAGTCACAACGACTACGATTCAGTTTAATAGTCTAACGCCAATTATTGAGGCTGGCGTTGATCCATATCTACTAATCGTTAATATAGATGGATCATACAGCAAAGACTACGATATTAACGGCTCGTATTATCTTAACATTGCGATATAGGTGACATTATGGCTTTGCCAGTAATAAAGAATATTGACATAATTCGTGGGCAGGCCGCAAACTTACTTGTAACTGTACCTGACGAAGCTGATCTACTAGCTGCGTCAATCCAGTTTGGTGTTTCAATCGGTCCAAGCCAACCTTACATAATTACTTTGCCAACTACTGTGGATGGCCAAGTAATAACTGGAGCTTTAGAAGCTGCAGATAGCGAAACTCTCACAGGTAAGAAATACTATTTTAGTTGCTGGGTTGTAATATCTGGCGACCCAACGCCGGTAGCTCGTGGCTACTTAAATGTCACTAACGATTCTAGAAATAACTGAGGACTTACAAATGCAATTTTACAATCGCACCAAGAAGTTGTTTGCTAACGGCGAAGTTGATATCACCAACCTCAAAGTTATGCTGACAAATGGCTACTCTTTCAATGCTACACAAACTGATCTGACAGCCGCCACAGCCGCTCAGGTATCTGGTAATGGTTGGACTGCTGGGGGCGTAACTATTGCGAACGCCGCTGTAACTGTGTCAACAACCAACGACGCAAAACTCGATGGCGATGACATTTCCGTCACTGCTACAGGCGGCGACATTGGTCCAGCTGACGGACTAGTTGTAGTTGATGCAACGAACAATAATCCATTGCTGCATTACTCGTTTGGGTCATCTCAGACTGCTGGTGACGGTACGCCGTTCAATGTGAACTGGGACGCAAACGGTATCCTGACCTGGCAAGACCCAGTATAATAGCGTGACCATGGCTATCCCTGTTTTAATCTGGCTAGCCATGGGTCATAATTACATTATGGTCTTAGTTAGATCGTACATTCCTCGGTGAGGAGCTATCGATGAAATAAATTGGAGAATTTCTTATGGCATCCGTAACGCTTGCCGAAGCGGCAAAACTGACGAACGATATGCTCCTCGCCGGAGTTATCGAAAGTATCGTTGAAGTCAACCCCATCTACGAAGTCATGCCGTTCATGGGCATCGAAGGTAACGCACTGGCTTACAACCGTGAAGTTACTCTCGGCGATGTTCAGTTCGCAGGTGTTGATGACACCATCACTGCAAAGAATCCCGCCACCTTTGACCGTGTGACATCAGAGCTTACCACTCTGATTGGTGATGCGGAAGTCAATGGCCTGATTCAAGCAACCAAGTCTGACTTCACTGACCAGAAAGCTACTCAGATCGCTTCCAAGGCGAAATCTCTGGGTCGTAAGTATCAGCAAAACCTCATCATCGGTGATGGCACGTCCAACTCCTTTGAAGGCCTGTTGACACTGTTGCCGGCCAGCCAAACGGTTGATACTGGCACTGACGGTTCAAGTCTGACGTTCGAGTTGCTGGACGAATTGATCGATACTGTTAAAGACAAAGACGGCTCTGTCGATTACTTCATGATGCCTGCACGCACTATTCGTGCCTTCATGTCGCTGCTGCGTGCGCTTGGTGGAGCGAGTATCAACGATGTGCTGACTCTACCTTCTGGTCGTCAAGTTCCAATGTATCGCGGTGTTCCAATCTTCCGCAACGATTGGCTGCCGGTTGATCAGACAAAGGGCGCAACTACTGGTTCTACAACCACTATTTTCGCCGGTACGTTTGATGACGGTTCTGGTACTCACGGTATCAGCGGGCTGACAGCCATCCGTCAATTTGGTCTGCAGGTTCAAGAAATTGGCCCTTCAGAAACCAAGGACAACGACATCACTCGTGTCAAGATGTACTGTGGCATGGCGTTGTTCAGTGAACTGGGGCTGGCGGCCGCACCTGGCGTCAAGAACTAATCAACCCCTCTGGTCGATAAAGCCACAATTATAAGGACTTAACTGTGGTTTAATTTGGAGAAACGAAAAATGAAACAGATCAAATTCACACTGCCAAAAGAAGCCACAAAGAAAGCAAAGAACGGTATTCAAGCCGTTGGTGGCAAATACAATTTCAAAGACGGCGAACTCGTTGTGAACGACGACGTTGCTCGCAAGATCAAGAAGGTTCTGACAACCTACTACGGTTGCGCCGTATCGGCAGCCGGCGAAACTGCAGCAGAGCCAGAGCCACAAAGTGGCGATGACGCAAGTTTGAGCAAGACCGCCACAAAGAAGTAAATTTCAGGTTTCGAGGCTGACAGTATGTTGACTATAGTTGATTCTCCAGGTGACCCGTCTGCTAATAGTTATGTCAGCCTCGCTTTTTCTGATCAATACATGACGGAATCCGTTGGTCGATCTGACTGGGTTTCAGCTGATGTAGAGACTAAGATAGCCGCGCTAATTGAAGCAACTCGGACTATCGACTCTATCTACACCTGGTTCAGCAGATCTACAGATCAATTTCAAGCTCTTGATTGGCCTCAAGAGCTTCAATGGGATAAGTTTGGGCGTCGAATTCCAAATACAGTTATTCCAGTGCCACTGAAGAACGTCGCGTGTGAATTGGCGTATAACATCTTCAAGTTTGGCGGTACATCACAAGAAAGCTCAAAAGTTGATGTGGTTAAGATTGGTCCAATCACCCTTGATTTGACTGAGTCAAGTCCACAACGATTCTTTGAAACTGTTGACTTTGGTAGTCTTGAGATTTTTGGCCAGTATAATATCAAAACTGCTGGCTCTGCTCACAACGTCAAGGTGTACAGATGAGTGTAAACATTAACTCACTTGTGAATCAGGCATTTGCCACGATTGAGCAAGTCATGCCAGACGCAATCGTTCAGGGTCGATTGGTTAAGTATGATAGCGCGTATGATCGTGACACAGCTAAATATGCCAACACTGAATCTGACTCACAAGACGTAAAGTGCGTATTTGACGAAAGTGAAGAGTATTTCAGAATATCAGAAAACAGCAATACCACTACTATCAAGATTCATGTATTTGGATTGCTTGACAAGACTGTGGATATGTTTGACGAGTTAGAGCTAACTCTTAAAAGCGGTGTTAAAAAGTATAAAACTTCGGAATTAACGAGTATAAACGTAGGTACCAGCGCAGTTTTACATACTTTTATAATAACCAACTAAAATGGTACGCTCTGAGAGCGCTCCCATTAAGTTTTTAAGGGGCTAGCCAGTAGGGTAACATAGCTACAAAATAGCTACTTTAGGAGCGTTTTATGTTTGCATCGTTTGATAGTGATATTGCGGGTATAAAGCGCTTCATGGATAAAGCTCTCGCAACTGAAAAAGGCAAACTAGCCATTCAGATTTGGGAGAAAGCCGTAGACCTCTCACCTGTATATTCTGGTAGCTACAGAGCATCTTGGCAAATTTCTATCGGTGCTTTAAGCTTTAAATACGACAATTCAAGTCGTCAGCCAAACAGCATTCCAAGACCTTCAATTCCATCAATTACTCTTGCTGGCAAAGCAATGGATAAAGTCTACGTATCTAACGGAGCGCCATACAGCTTTCTCGTAGAATACGGTGGACCAAAGAATCCAGCTCATCATGTAGCCTATAGAGCTGTAAGTGCATCAATATGAGTTATTTATCAGTTTACAAAAGTTGTATCAATCAATTTATGGATAATTGGTCACATACGCCTATTGAGCTTGAAGGCAAGAAGACAGATGTCGATGAGCTTGATGAGTTTGTACGAATTCAAATTTTTAATGACGATTCATCAAATTACAGCCATGGTGAAACGCCCAATAAGCTTTTGATTGGTCATACCATTGTGGAAATCTACACACGCAGAGGTGAAGGCGTAGGGCGTCTGATTGAACTTACAGATCTATGTGTTGCAATCTTTTCGAATACTCGCATTGGTGCAATCAAGTTCGATGCATCACAAGTTTTAGATCGCCAGCAAATGATTACTGGCGAGACCGTTGTTGATCCAAACTGGATTTCAAAGTCTGTTATAACAAGATTTAGGTCTCCAATATGAGCGAGTTTAAAGTTGGCGAGTCATCATTTAAATGTCGATATCTTTTTTCAAAAGACCTGATCGATGACGCAAAAACAAAAGGTATAAGACTGCATCGACAAGCGTCTGATAAAGATTTTGATGACGCCTTTGTCACGTTTGTATGCGAAAATGTAGTCTATGACTGGGCTAATATCTACGATCTAGATGATAACGAGCTTGATTTTGATACTGATTACTTGTATCAGATATTTGAAAATCATCCAAAGATTTTTATCAATCTTTTGAGATACTGTTCAAAAGCAGATAACTTTGAATTGGTGAGCGCATGAGTGAAGAACGCATTGTCTATATTGTCATAGACCCTTCAAGGGCTCGTTCTGGCGCTCGCTCAGTTGTCGGCGCACTTAACGGTATTGAAGGTGCGACTGAACGTGTCAATAAAAGAATGCGTGCAACTGATCGTGCAATGCAAGGCTTCTCACGCAACTTTGGCAGACTTCAGGCGATACTGATAACCGCACAGCCTGTACGATTCTTTTCAGCGTTTATGAGATCACTCGTAGAGGCTGACAAAGTTGTAACAACGTTCAAATCACAGCTGTTCACTGTAACAGGCGATCTAGGTCAAGCCGCTGACGAATTTGATCGATTGAAAGATACCGCCCAAGCTTACGCTGTACCAATTAACTCTTTGACTAAAGGCTTTGCTAAACTCAAAGCCTCGATGAACACGCCTGAGTTGGAGAAATATAACGATGCCTTGTTCCAATCAACCGTGGTATTGAGTTCAGTGCTTCACATGGCTGAATACAATACTGAGCGTGTGTTTAACGTAATGATTCAGATCATGAGTAAAGGCCAGCTCATGATGGAAGAATTGAAACAGCAGCTCGGTGAACACGTTCCAGGCGCGATAGCACTTGCTGCAGAGTCCATGGGCATGAGCGTCCGTGAAATGATGGACGAGATGCAAGCTGGTAATATATCAGCCGAAAAGTTTGCGTCTGGTTGGTCGAAGCTGATTCTTGAAAGATTTGGACCAGCCGTAGAAGTTGCCACTAAATCAATTCAAGCGTCGATCAACCGATTCAATAACGTTATTCAAGCGTCAATGATTGATTTGACTGAAAGTGAGGCTGGTTTTGCAATTGCAAGACTGATCACAACGATCGTTGAAAAGATCGATGGCGCTGGTGAGTATTTTGAAGTCTTTGGTCGCAGACTTGCCGAAGTCGCGCTAGATATGGAGGACTTCGTTAAGCAGCTTCAACCGTCTGATATTGAGGACTTCTTTGAAGCTGCTATAAATCTATTTAAAGCGCTCATAGATATGGGCGGTGCACTTGCTAGCGCGATAATCTTCTTGTCAACGTATCGTGAAGAAGTTGGTCTAGCCATTAAACTGGTTGGCAGCTTGTGGGCTGCTACAAAACTTTACACAGCTGCAATATGGGCATTTAACACTGCTGCAGCTGCATCGAAACTTCATATACTTGGGATGGCTGGCACATTGTCAATACTTGCAGGTGCCGCGGCTCTTGCGTTTGCAGCTTTTGCAAGTTATTCTATCGGCACATATTTGTATGAAGAATTCGTTATTGTGCGGAAGTTTGGTAATCGCATAGCGATGGCTCTCACTGTGTCAATGGAGAAAGTTAGCCATGCATTTGAGCGTGCTGGCTTAACTATTAAACTCGCAATGAGTGAGCCATTTAACTTTATAAAGTCTCAGATCGTTGATTTCTTGCGGTTCCTTGATGATATCGGTCAAGATGTAGCGGATTTCTTTGGCTTCGATATTGATACATCAAAATTGCCAACTGCTCTACTGGCTGACGCATTAGATGATCGTGGGTCTAAAGCCTTACGTCAGAAGCTCTTGAATTTTGAAGCTGAGGCTGCAGAAAGTATCGCAAACATTCGCGGCATTTATGATGACTTGTATGACAGCATAGGTGAAGGCGACGATGGTTCTACAGGCGAGGCTCTTGCTGCTAGATTAGGTTTACCAGAAGATTTTCAGCAGCGCATGGCTGATATGCGAGAGCTTCTAGAAAAGATGGCGCTAGCTGAACATGAAGCGTTTAGTGGCGGCGGTTCTGGCGGCGCATCTGACCAACTAATCGAAGATGAGAAAGCTCTTCGTGAATCATTAGAGACTCAGGAAGAAGCTATCTTGAGAAGCTATCAAGATACACAAATGGAAATTATGCGTATTGGTAAAGAGACCAATATGGCAAAAGAAGATATGCGTCAACTCGAGATGCGCAACTTCAAGGATTACACTATTAAAATGCTTGAACTGGAAATTGAGCGGCTTGAGAAGATTGAAGAAAGTCAAAAAGGTTTCTGGGATCGTTATTTAGAAAGCATGGAAGAGTCATTAACTAGCGGTGATGAGTTAATGCTTAGTATGACCAATAAATTTACGAGCTCAATTGGCGATGCTGTAGAAGACATGGTCTTTGAGTTTACCACTTTTGAAGACGCGTTTAAAAATCTCATGGAGAGCATGCTTCGTGCGTTGATTAACACACTGGGTCAAATGGCTGCCCAGTGGATTATATACCAAGCTGTGACAATGCTTACACAAAAAGCAACAGCCGCAGGTGCCGCGCTAGCAAAAACTCAGGAAGCATTAGCAGCTCAGCAAATGGCTGGCTTGCACGCATTCTCAAGTACGGCTGCGATACCTGTAGTTGGACCACCCGCTGCGCCTGAGGCTATGGCTGCTGCAATCGCTGCAACAGCTCCAAGCGTTTCGGCTGTATCAGGTCTAATGACTAGTGCAGCTGGTGCAAGAGCTATGGGCGGTCAGGTTCAGGCCGGCAGCACTTATCTTGTTGGTGAGCGTGGTCCAGAGCTATTCACTGCAGGCGGCACTGGTCATGTAACACCAAATCATCAGATGCCTTCAAGTAACTCGACAAACGTTACGCAAGTATTTCAGATGAGCGATAATGCTAGACGCGAAGCCAAACAAGCTGTGATGGAAGCTGCACCGTTTATCAAACAACTTGCTAAGCAAGCAATCATAGAGTCATCGGCGGAGGGCGGATCGATGTCTAGAGTACTGGGTCGGAGACGATAATGGCAGTCAAAAATTACCCTGAAATAAGTGCGCCAGACGGTGAAGATTGGGAGATTCGATATAATACACAATCATTCACTAGCGAACTAAACGGCATAACACAAACATTGGAGCTACCAGGTGCAAAGTGGGCCGCCTCAGTTTCTTATGGCTCTAGATTTGGTCGTGAGGCTAGAATACTTCAGGGATTCCTTGCTAGTCTTAAAGGTACTGCTGGAAGATTTTGGTTTACGCCAACAGATTGGGAGCCACTTGGAAATCCTTCTGGCACCGGTTTAACCGCTGCGCTTGCTCTAGGTGGCTCTAGTAGCATAGAGACTGATGGGTGGCCTGGAAATTCAGACGAGCTATTTATACCTGGGGATTATATAGAGTTGTCTGGGGAATTGAAAAAAGTGACAAACTTTGTGAATTCTGATATTGCCGGCGCTGCAACTATCGAGTTTGCGCCGCCTCTAAGAAGAGGCATATCTAACAACACTGTGATAAGGTATAATGAGCCGAGATGCCTAATGAAATTAGCTGACGATTCACAGGCTTCATGGAGCATATCCTCGCCTGTATTCTATGGGTTATCGCTGGATTATATTGAGGCTATTGACATATGAGAGACATACCTGCTGGCATTGTTACAGCGCTGGAGTCATCAATATTCAGGCCGCTGTTCCTTGTTGAGATTCAGTTCGACACTGTGCTTAGATTCTCAAGCGCTTATGGTGCAATCA